GTTTTACTGAAGCATTAGCGAAACCAGATAACATCACTTCTTCTTCAAAAGCTCTGTCAGAATTTTCGATGTCGTAAATCTGAGTGTGCTCATCTGCATAGTTTTGGTATTCCAGGCCGAATAAAGCATTCAAACCTGGCTCTAGTTCTTTAACTAGTTGTGATCGTGATATAGCCATAATTTATTACTCCTATTCTATTATACGCCTGTTGTTAATTTAAATACATGCTCACCTGTGTTGAATACAACGTATGCATTCGCATTTGCTGAACTTGTATCACTATTATCTGGATCTTTTGATATACCGATTTGTTTGAAACCACCAGATGTTCCAGAAGTAGACGTGTCAATTTCTGAAGTTGATTGTCCAGAAAGAGTGCTTCCACTCGTTCCAACAAAGTCAAATGCAGAGTTGTTCATCGCCGCTGTTCCTGTGCCATCATGTTGTGCTTCGTACACGATATAAGGATCCACGAACACTGAAGCTACAATATCCGAAGCGTTTGTGCTTGCAGGATAAAAAGCTTTAAATGTCGGTTTACTCGTTGATGGATCAGTAAAAAAACAACCACCGAATACACCTATTTGTTGAGTGTCTCCAGCTGCTGCCTGCTCAATACCGCCACCCGCTACTGCTTCAACCACTTGACCATTGAAAATTGATGTCCCGTGGTTTGCTGCTATAGCGTACTCTTCCGTTCTGATTCTTCCACCTGTAAGATGTCTTGTAGGTTTAAAACCGAACGCCGCGTCTTTATTAGCCATGTTTATCTCCTTTTGTCTACCGAGGTAGACGATTTAATTTAATTCGTTGGCTAAAGAATTGTTAAAAAATTAACTTTTCTTTGTACCACCGAAGGTTACACGAGTCTGTCGATCACTATTGATCGGCATACTTGGATGCTGCTCCTTCATTAAATCATTTTCTATCGCGTCGTTTCGATCTTTTGTTTGTTGTTCAAAATACTCTTTGCGCGCCTCAACGATCTCTTCCGGTATCCTTGCCAGCAAAAGGCCGCCAACTCCGATCACCCCCTTGTATTTACCGTCTTGAATAGTTGGATAGTCAACATCTGAATATTGATCAGCTCTCACTAATTCAAATCCTGATCTTAACTTAGCTGACATGTTTGATGTATCATCAAATCCCATCGATTCAGCTCTTATCCACCTATGTTTAAAACCATCTGGTGCAGGTGGTGCATCTAAAGATGATGGTGGAGTCCAAACTTTTTTCTGTTGTTTAACTTTTGTTTGGCTCGCACGAGAGTCTATTTTTTTATTTTCCATATGCCTAAGCCCCTTTCGTGATTTTTAATTGTTTCGCATATTCTTCTAGTGGCACACCTAATTTTTTAGCAATTGTTACTTGAGATGGCGTGAGTCTCACCGTTTTCTGCGACTTATTGTTTACACTTCGCTTTGCTGAAGCTACTGTTTGTGTCGGTTTAGTCGTTACCGTATCTTCATTTGTACTAAATTTATGTGGAAAGTCAAGCCTCATACGCTTATCTATTTCAGTATAATACTCATCTGATTGAGCATCAAAGCCCTCTTCCTCAGTTAATTTTTTATGTAAATCAAATACAGTGTATGTCATGGCACTGTCTGTTCCAAACCAAGGGTTTTTTTCTGCCCATGCTTCAGCTTTTGGATCAGGTGTTGGTTGTTTAGGTGCCATTGCTTGATCTAATGTTTGAGTCTGAGTTTCTGCAGGTTTAGCTGCAGCTTGTTTTTTTAGATTAGCAACTCTAGCCTCCTCTACACCTAATCTAGCTATCATTTTTTGTGCCTCTACTTCAGCAGCTACATCACCTGCCTCTCTAGCTTTAACTAGTTGCGATTGTGCAGCTTGTAATCCAGAAACAACTCTGCCCTCCATGGCAGTCATGTAGTTAGGCTCTATTGTAGATAATTTAGTTTTTAAACTTTCTTGTTCTTTTTGAACTCCTTTAGCATACTCTATGGCAGCTTCTTTTTGTCGTTCTGCTTCACGCCATTTTTTAGTTAGCTTTGCAATTCTTTTTTGAACACCTTCACTATAATCTTCTAGTTCTTTTTTCTTTTCTTCTTTTGGCTCTTCTACTTTTGGTTCTTCTTTTACTTCTTCAACTTTTATTTCTTCTTTTGGTTCTTCTACTTTTGGTTCTTCTTTTTTATTTTCCTCAACATTGACTTCTACCTCTGGTCCAGAGGTATCTATGTCAACCATGGGTTCTAGTTTTTTTTCTTCTGCTTCTGGCATAGTTTCTCCTTCTATGTTTAGTATTGATGAAATATATCTTCAGGGTTTTCGATGGTTGCTAAAATTTCATCATCATTTAGCAATCTAACTTCCCCACCATCGATTTGCATTCTAGATCCAGCATATCTTGCATAAATAACCCAGTCGCCTTTTTTACACCAAGGGCCTTCAGGATATCTTTCTTTGTCGTAACATTGTGAACCCATTTTTAAAACTAGTCCACATTGTGATGCAACTTGCTGTCTCTCTAAAGTTTCTTGACCAAGATAAAGTCCGCCTTTAGTTTTATCTTTCATTTTAAAAGGTAAAACTAAAACTCTCCATCCAGTCGGTTCTGGTAATTTAGAATTTTCTTTTTTTGATAAATCTACTTCTGGTTCTTTTTCAGCCTCTATCTTATCTAATAGTGCTGGTTTAAGTTTTGGGACCTCTGTTGAGATCGATGACTGTTCCTTTTTCATTTTTTTGCTCCTTATTGTCTAGCAGGTTAGAGATTTCCTGTAACATAATTTGATATGTATTAGCTTGTCCTAGTAGATACTTATATTTCTCCATGTTGTCAACCCCGCCACTAATCAAAATATCTCCTATCTTTTGTAAGTTGTCTCTCATTAACTTTTGTAGTTTAGCGACTATTACTAATCCATCTTCCATTATAATTGTGTTCCTTTCTCTGGTTCAAACTCATCTAATACATCAAGTTTTTCTTTTGCATTAGCTATCTTTTCTATTTGTTTGTTTACCTCCTCAATATGCTGAGGGTGTTCTCCTATACCAACACTATTTTCTAAATATATGTTTGCTGTAGCATCAGCCTCTGTAATCTCGGCTTCATATCTAGCACGAAGTGCTTCCAGTATTGCTCTTCTCACGCTCTAGCCTTTCTTATAGATTCTTTTCCTTTTTTAAATATAGAGGCTACTTCTCTTTTACCCATGACCTTCGCTCTTTGCTCTCCAACAGTTAAAATTTGAATTTTTCTAGCAAACGGTTTAGATATTTTTTTAACTTTCGCCACCGTCTTTCTCGCATCTGTCGGCGTTGCAAATTTAATCCTAACAGTGTCACGCGGGTTTTCGTCAGTATAAAGTCGTCTACCACTGCCTTTAGGTTTCTTACCTGTTCCCGTTTTTGGATCTGCCACTTAAAACTCCTTTCAAAGTCTTTGCTTGACCTGCATGTGCTTTAGACGCTTTTTTCAAAGCCTTCATGACTTTTTTTATTTTAGCTTTTTGTTTTTTCATATTTCTCCTTCCAATATTTTGCTCTTTCTAGTCTTCTAATTCTATAATCTAGTTTGTCTAGTCCTAATATTTTTTTAAAAAAATCTACTAACATTTCCATCTTCTACGAGCCTGTCTTAATCTTGAGTTAGGATCTCTCGCAGCTTTAGGAAACTTTTTCATTTGACCTGCGCTTCTTGCGCAGAAAGATTTACGTCTCTTAGCAGCTTTAGATCCTGGTTTGACTTTGCCAGTGACCGCTGTTTTTAATTTAGAACCAGGGTTTAATCTTCTATAAGCTTTCACCCCAGCCGCTGTCATACCAGCACCTTTTTTAGTTGGTCTAAAATTTTTTTTATTTCTTGGAGGCATGCCTCCTTTTGCTAGATCTTCTCTTACTGCAAAATCATTTCTCATGGCATGAACTTTCTTCCATAATATTTAACATATGATGGATTAGATAACTCAACTCCTCCGTAATTACCTTTAATGCTTTTACCAATGTAACCAGCTGCATAACCTTTTGCAGCTTTTGCTCTTTTAGTAAAAGTTTTTACATTAGTTGGTTTACCACCAACACCTTGTGCAACTGCTCTCTTTCTTGAAACAGCAGATCTTCTTTGCCCCTCTGTCATACGTCTTGCTTTAGCAAGAGGCACGCATTTTGGATACTTACGTTTTGCATCAGCCTTTTGTTTTGAACGGCCACACTTAGCAAAAGAACCATCTTTCTTTTTGCTACCAATATCTACCCACTTTTGGGCAAACCATTTTTTTAAACCGTTCTTTGCCATGTTACTTGTTTGGTCTTCTAGCTTTACCAAAACCTTTTATTTGTATGCAAGCGCTACCACCCATACCTAGACCTTGTCGTCTTAGTCTTTCAGTAGCTTCTGTAAGTCCGCCTCCAGCTCTGTATATTCTACCGCCCATAGCAGCTGGCTTACGACCTTTAAAATCTTTTCTTTTTACGCCAGATGGATCTTTAATCTTACCAGCACAGATTTTAGAAGCGTACGCATTTGCATAGGCACTAGGGTACACCTTAAATTTTCGCTTCGCTGCGGCTTTACCTCTAGGACATAGTTTAGTCATTATGTTTTCCTCGCTGTTTGTGCAGCCCTTTTAAAGTTAGCTGCTGTTGGTGCGCCCTTCGCACCTTTCTTACGCATCTTGCCTCCACGCTTTCTCTTTGCATGAATGTTTGCGTATAAACCAGGTCTGGCCATTACTTAGCTTTTTTCTTAGCCATCATGAATTTTCTAAGGCCTGGATTTAATTTAGACATGCCGCCGCCCATTTTCTTAACTCTGCCACCTTTCATCATTTTAGCTTTGCCAAGATCTTTTGAACCTTTGCCATCAGCAGCAAAGAAAGGAACTTTTTTACCATTCTTTGTTACCATTTTAAGTTTACCGTTTGAGCCAGCTTTCATCATAGTTCTTTTTTTCATCATGCCACCGCCCATCATTTTATTTCTTGTACCGTAGTCTTTTCTCATTTTTTTCCTCCGTTTTTAAAAATTTGAGTTCCCTTTATACCATATATACTCGCAACGACAAGAATCCACAAATTTGTGAACCACGACGGCAGCTGTTGAAATTGTTCGAAGAACTCTTTTATCTTTGCAGACGCACCCGGATCGTCTGAGAAGACTCCCCAAGCAATCACTAGTATCGGGAGCGTTAAAACGACCAATACAAATTCGTCTTTCCAGTCCGATTGTCTAGCTTCTAGTAATTTTCCAGAATATTCTAACTCACCGTTTGCCATTTTCTCAGCATGTTTGGCTTGTGCGTTAGCCATCATCATTTGTGTTTCTTTTTTCTTCTTATAAATGTGCGAACCAGCGTTTACTGCAAGTTTTAGTGCACCTAAAATAGGAAATGCCATAAATTTTACTCCTCTCCTCTAACAATTGATACTTGATTTGGTATTTTATCCGTTGATGGTATAGTTTTACTTAAAATAGTTTTTTGAATAGACGTATCAGCTCTTAACTTAGACAGTTTTTCGTTCTGATCTAGTTTTTCATCTTGATTTTGGTCATTCATCATCGCTTTCATACGATCTAGGTCTAATCTTTCCTTACCTTCACGCTCTTTTCTCTCATTTTCTCTTGCTTGTAAGTCTATTTCTCTAGATCTTAGTGCAGCAATAGGGTCATTATCAAATCTTGACGTAATTTTATTCTCTTCTTCAGCAAAATCTTTCATCATTTCTGATATTAGGACCGCTTTTCTAGCTTCAATCTTTTCTGTTAGCATTCTAACCTGCATTTGTAGTTGTGGGTTTTGCATAGCCATCTGTTGCATCTGTGCAAGTTGTGGTAATTCTTGTTTAAACTCTATTTCAATTTGTTCTTGCGCCATTAAACTAATGTGTTCTAGAATATTTTTTTGTATTGCAGCACCTATCACTGGTGAATTTTTCACCATGTTAGTTTCCATAAAATTTAAATGCGCTGTGATGTGAGCCTGATGATCCTGTCCAGGAAAAGCCTGAAACGGCACACCAGCCAGAGCATCAATGTGCTCTAACGCTGGATCTTTTGGCATTGGTGGTTGTGGTTTTTTTAAAATTAAATCTATGTCTTTAACACCTAGTGCCTCGTACATGTTTCTGTAAACTTCATACTGGTTGTGAATAGCAGGATTAGATGCTGCCAGCTGCATCTCAGTTTGAGCTAAAGATATCCTTTGCGTTTGGCTAAAGATATTGGGATCTGCAACTGGCAGTATGTCAATACGGTCATCAAAATCAGATTGCTTGATTTGTCTTTGACCGCCAACAACGTCATAGGGATAGACTGGAGGTAGGTAAAGTTTAAAGACTCTAGCCATTAAACTAAACTCTCTTCTCATTGAGGCATAGAGCCTCTTGTGGATGGCTGACATTGTTCTAGATCCTCTTTCCAACATAGCAACAGTTGTACCAACAGCCGCTTGTTGATTGCCTTCACCGACTTGTAAGTCAGCGATGGATGCAAACCTTTGTCCTGCCTGAACCACGATACCCATCAACTGTAACAATGTACCTGATGGTTCTTTAAATGGTAAAGGCATAAATGCATCTCTCAAATTACCGCCTGGTGCGTCTACATCTCTAAACTCACCTGGCTGTATCGGAGCTGCTTCATCTCTTAATTTTATACCACGCATCTTAAATCCTGATGGCTGATTAGAAAAGGTTCCAGCGTCAAGCAAAGATCTAAGGGCTGCAGTTGCAGATCTAGATAGTCCACCTATCATGTGGATTAAACCAAAACCGTAAAAGCCTAGACCTGGTAAAAATTTAAAATGAACAAAATATTGTATCTTACTTCTAGTTGCATCGTTTACTTCGTAGTTTCTTCTAATAGACAATACTTCATTAGATCCTTCTTCGATTGTAACTATGTAAGGCAACTTGATACCTGTCGCTTGAC